CTTCAGGCGTCACCTCATATTTCTCAATAGGAGAGAAATATGAGGTGACGCCTGAAGGCTACCTTCGGGCTTGGGCCTCTATTGCTCGCACTGGCATTCAGCTCTACACGGATGCTGATGGCTCAGTGCGTCGTGAATACAGGCCTGAAACAGAGGTGGCGTCTCCCGATAGTCTTGCTTCCTTTGCGGGCAAGGCAATCACTTCGGAGCATCCTCCCGTCCTTCTCGATGCCGAAAATACTAAAGACTACCAAGTAGGATTTAGCGGCACTGAAGTGGTATACGATAATGGTTTTGTCAAGGCCGTAATGACAATTACGGACCGAGACACCATTGAACGTATCATGCGCGGCGACGCTCGTGAGGTAAGCGCTGGCTATAGGGTTAATTATGATCCTACGCCTGGCGTTACTGATAGCGGTGAGCATTACGATGGCATCCAAAAGGAAATCCTTGGTAATCACATCGCCGTTGTTCGTCGGGGCCGCGCTGGCCCGCAAGTGAAGCTTCATCTTGATCGTCAAGATGCTGCTGATCCTTCCCTACTTTCCATTGAGGAAAATACAACTATGAGCGCGAAAGTCGTTTTCGACGGCGCCGAGTTTGAAGTGACGGAGAGCGTTGCTCTTGCGATCACTAAAGAACGCGAAGACGCCAAAATGTCCTACGAGGACATGAAGAAAAAGTACGACGCCATGATGTCTGAAGCTTCCAAAATGAAGGAAGAAATGGACGCCATGGAAAAGGAAATGAAGGGTAAGTGTGACTCCGCTGAGGGTCGTGCTGATGCCCTGGCAGAACAAGTTGAAGAACTGACTGCCGAACTGGCTGCCGCCAAGGAGATCAACCTTGATTCCATGGTGAAAGAGCGTGTGGCTCTTATCGAGAAGGCTAAGCCTGTTCTTGATGCTGCTTATGCTTTCGCTGGTAAAACTGCCCGTGAAGTGATGGTTGATTCCATCAAAGCAGTACGTGGTGACGAGCTTGATCTTTCTGAGAAGAGCGACGACTACGTACAGGCAATGTTTGACACCCTTTCTGAGGGTCGCAAAGATTCTGCCACTACTGACGAGCTGCGCAAAGCCGTAGCTTCCATTGCTTCTCCCGTTTCTGCACCTTCGTCCTATATGGACATGCTGCAGAATGCTTGGAAGAAGCCCCTTTCCATCTCCAAGGAGGCTAAGTAATTATGGCCGTAACTTTCTCTGCTTCGGGCACCGCCTCCGCTGGTGGCGTGCAGCAGGCTTATAGCCTGCAGCACAATGCACTGCTGGAAGGTCAACTGTCTGACATCCGCGACAACACTATCACCACTCGGCTCAACGAGACCGGCGCTGTTATTCCGTTCGGCAATCTTGTCGTTTACAACACTGCTGGTACTGTTGCTAATTCTGCTACTACCATCTCTGGCGCTTCTGATACTGTGCTGGGCGTTAACGTCCTCACCTATGTTGATGAAACCGCTCTGGATGCAAATAGCCGTCCTGGCGTGAAAAACCAGCAAGCCATGAACGTGGCCAATGAAGGTGCAGTTGCTGTTTATGTGACTGGCGCTGTTACTCCCGCATCTCCCGTGCGCGTGCTGTATTCCGCTAGCGGCACTGGCAAGGTTGGTCAGTTCTCCCATGCTTTCGCATCGGGCAAAACTGTTCGCCTCGCAAACGCTCGTTTCCTTACCTCCACGACTGGCAGCGGTCTCGCTGTTCTGGAGCTGAATGGTCCGAGCTTCACCCTCTCTGCTGATTCTTGATAGGAGGCTCTTAAAAATGTCTGAATTCCGTATGGATGATGCGGGCCTGTTCCTTGAGCGTCAGCTTGAGTACATTCGCCCCCAAGTCTTTGAAGTGCAGTATGCGGATATTAAATATCCCACTGTTCTTCCCGTCACTGCTGAAGCTGGTCCTGGCGCCCAGACCTTCACCTATCGCATCATGGACTCCACTGGTGAGTTCCGTCTGATTGCGGACGCTGCTGATGATCTGCCCCGTGCTGACATCAGCCAAGTGGAGAAGAGCATCAACATTCGTTCCTTCGGTGGCAGCTTTGGCTACACCGTGCAGGAACTGCGTGCTGCTCAAATGGCCAACATCGCCTTGGAGCAGCGTCGTGCTGCTGCTGTGCGTCGTGCCTATGAAGAGAAAGTGGAGAGCCTGGCTTTCTTCGGCGAAAGCTCTGTGGGTCTCGCTGGTTTCTTCAACAACTCCACCGTGGACGTTGTTGCTGCTGATAAGTGGTTCACCACTGCCGGCACCACTGCCCAGGAAATGCTGGAGCTGCTGAACTATGGCGTGACTGCCATCATCAATGGCTCCAAGATGAAGGAGCAGCCCGACACCATTCTGCTGTCGTACGCGGACTACAACAAGATTAGCACCACTCGTAACTCCGATTCTTCGGACGTGACCGTGCTTGAGTACTTCCTGCGTACCAACCCCTACATCCGCAACGTTGAGCCAATCAATCAGTTGGAAGCTGACAACAGCGTGCTGAACACCGACCGTATGGTTGTGTACAAGCGTGATCCTGAGAAGGTGCAACTGCACATTCCTCAGCCTCTTGAGCTGTTCCCGCCCCAACAGCGTGGTCTGGAATTTATCGTTCCTGCTCATGCCCGCGTGGGTGGCGTTGCTCTGTACTATCCCAAGAGCATGATCTACGTGCAGGCCTCTGCCTGAGGATAGTTAATCAAGAAGAGGGGCGTTAAGCTATTAGCAATTGTTTTTCTTGAACAATGCTGATTGCTTATCGTCCCGAACTTGAAAATCCCCCTCGCGATGCAGGGTTTGGCATTATTACCAAGAGCGGGCTCATTCAACTGACGCCTGGTCTTAATCAGGAAATCCCTGATGAAAAATGGAAGGAAGCGAAGGAGAACGGCACTGTTAAAAAGCTTCTTGCTATTGGTGCCATTGAAGAAATGAAAGAACAAGTGATGGTAGAAGACCTGCCTGAAAATGTTCAAAGCCTTAGCGAACTTCCCCTTACGCAAGCCATTCGCGCCATTGAACTCATCCATGATCCAGATCGTCTGGCAGACTGGAAGAAGATCGAAGGGCGCATTCGCGTAAGGAATGCCATTGCAAAGCGCGTTGAAGCCATTCGCATTGGGAAAGCCTGATTATGGCAGTTACCTACGCAAGCTTTCTTGAGCGCTTCCCCGAATTCAGCCCACATCCTTCTGGCATTGTCAATGGTGCCATTGCAGAAGCTTCTTACGATGCTTCTAGTGATGTGTTTGGGGATCAAACTGATAGGGCAGTCAAATTCCTTGCTGCTCATATCATTGCCATTCAACTTGCTCAAATGGGCATTCAAATTGGTGCCACTGACGGCAAGGTATATGGCGAGGGGCTTGACGCCACTCAATATGGTCAGGAGTTTAAACGAATGACCAACAATCTTCCTCTTTCTTCTGTTGGGTTTGTGGTGTGAGCAATTTTCTGGAGCCACTTGCAAATGCCACTTTGGTATTTAATGTGGCTTCGGGCTACGCTCTCGATAGTGAAACTGGCAACTATGTGCCAGTTTCTTCTGGCGTGACGTTTTACGCCACACTCAAGCAAAAGCAAAATCCACGGTACGACCAATTACTGGGGGCTGATCTGACTGCCGTCTACATGGAAGGCAGGATGACCAGCCCTCTTACTTTGTCTGGCGTAACTGTTGGAGATTCTGCTAGGGCTACTATCAATGGAAGAGAAGGAAGATTTGAGCTATTGCCAAATGAACAAATTGCTATTCACTATTGGCAGTTCTTAGGCACGCCAGTCAGGGGAATTTTTAGACTGATTGGCAAAGGAAGCGTGGACAACGCTTAACTCTCTTCTTCCATTGAGGAATTTCTCATGCTCTACCATCCCACTGAGCTAGTGAAGAGCCAGGACGTGATTGTCCGCGTTGGCTCCATTGGCGGCACTTCTCGTCCTGTCATCACTCAAAGCGGCGCCACTTTTACTGTTAGCGGCGCTCCCACTCTCTACACTCTGCAGGCAGCTACCACTGCTTCTG